GGTAACTAGACCACAGTTAACTCCTGACCAGCCGGCCCAATGCACTTAGATGCTTTGGTTGGTCAGGGTCCGAGCAGGACTACCACATAACGCTGGTAAGGCGCCACTGTGCAGCCGGCCATGGCAGCGGGACACCATGGCAGGGTCCTCTGCAAACCCAGAGAACAAGGCTGTTGGTGGGTGGTGGTGGAGCCCGTAGCCGAGCAGCACCATGTTCGTCGAGGCATGTCATCAAATTAAGCGCGAAGCATGTGAAGGCGCGGGGGAGCGTCAATCCCCCATTTAAGGCCACTGGTGTAACCCCTCAGTTCCCCCAGCTCCTGTCAGGGAGCTGCAGAGGCACCTCTTGGCGGCGGGACCAAGCATGGTGCGGGCGTGCCGTACACGCACACGAGTCGGAAACTGCACCTGATGTTCACGCACCAGGCAAAGGCAGCTAGGCTCGCTCGTACATACAGCAGCCCCACCATGAGGCACTCCCGTCCCCGTGGGCTCAACTGAGCTTCGTCACCGGCCCCTCGTCTTTCAACGAGGGCACACCCGGCAAGGGCTTCCAGTCCGCCACCCGCACACGCAGGCACCTACGGTTCGCCGTAGGCTGTGTGCCCCGTGACACTCCAGGAGCTCTGCACGGAACCCTCACCGGAACCGCAAAGGCAGAGACAAGAGCACACCAGGGCCATCCCCTCGACGTCCCGGTCAACGGGACACCACACCCCACTCAACATCGGGCGTCCATCCAGGTCTCATAGAGACCCGGACGAGCTTCGAACCACTGCGAGGGCGGCACGTATTCCTCTACGTGTGTCGGAATCTCGACCACAGGTGGTCGGGCCTCCAACATCCGCTGCTCCTCTGGTGACAAACCAAAGGCCCGCTCGAAGCTCAACCGACACTCCCGTGTCGGAGGGACGACATCCTCCGGCCCCGCCAGCCAGGCGCCGACCACAACGTAGTCGGCCAACGCTGCTGTCGGCAGCGCTTTGCCTGGCAGACCCACGGTGCGAAGCACACCGAGCGCGTGCGACTGGAGTACCGGTACCCCCCGTGCGAGCGAAAGCTCACACTGGGCGACACCCCCCAGCCAACGCCTGCCAAAGACCGGCTCGACGAGCCACCTATGACTAGCAAAGGCACCCGACAAGACGGCTCCAGGTTCCCGTACCATGGTCCAACCCAAACCACGGCCCAGGTAAACTGGCGCAGAACGCCCAAAACGGACGTGCTCGATGACGGACACGGGTCGTTCTAGCGTAAGCTCGTGGCCGGTGCTTTTCAGAACATCCTCGCTAAAGTTCGACAGGACCCGGCACAGGTCGCGCGACTCAACGAAGACTAGTGCGTTGTCGCCGTCAACAAGTGTGTCAAACTTGAAGCGGCGGGATTTCAAAACAGAGACAACCAAGCCAAGCATAAGCAAGGAATTGCCCATCCCAGTGTTAAAATCCCCACTAGCCCTCCCACCAGGCCGGGAAAACTTTAGTCCGGATGCCGTCCCCCCAACAAAACGTTGACGAGACAACACGCGAGCTAGCTCTGGGTCGCCGTGGTAGGCTGCCAGGTAGACCGCGTGCTCCTCCAAGACCTGCAACGAGCTGACGTGGGCTTCGAACGCCTTTCCGTCAGCTTCAAACACCGCGCATCTGTCAAACTGATTGAACTTACGAACAATCAGATTGGCCCGCTGGCGCGGCGAAAGACCCTTGGCCACAACCCTGGTATTCGAACCCCCGAATAACCTTTTGGCCGTGAGATAACCCCACAGCCAGTGTTCGAAAGGCTTAAGCCAAGAAGCCAGGGCCAAGTTATACCTAGGTGTCCGAGGAAAGATCATCCTAGGTTTGGCGTCCTTGCCCTGTGGCGTCTTCTCAGCTTTCAGAAAGGCGCGGAGCTTGGCGTCCCGTGAACACAACGGGCCGTCCTCGCGCAGACTCCTTTCCGCTTCGAGGTATCTACGGCGCATAGAACCACTATACGTTTGCGCCGTTTCCAGGTAGCCCCAACGTGAGCCGCAGTAACGCCCTGCGACCTTCCTCAGGCGTCGAAACACCCGACGAAAGTCGCCGCCAAGGGGCGCGTCATCCGGCCGTGGCAGTGGAGCTAGAGACCGCCTGAGCAAAGCGGCGATCTCGTTGTGGATGCAGTTACCATGCACTCCAGGGACCCACGTGCCTGGCAGCCCTGTTATGCATGGTACCCTCATCGTCCTCCTCGTCCCCTCGCAAACGGCGGCAACGCCCGACCTAGCGTATAGCTCGGCACCAGGCTGGAGGTCAGCTGGTGTCCAGGCGGTCACACCTGAACACCAGCCTCTCCCGGCGAAGCCGCAGCCCTAAAGGCCCGACAGGGAAAAGGAGGGGCGGGGCGTCCCGGAGAAGGCCGCGAGAGCTTGACGCTCCCTAGGGCTCACTCTCCATGCCAAAGGGACGGCTGACGACACGGCCATCCAAGTGTCGGCCCAGGAAAGACCGACCTTCTTGCACCAGTCCAAGGCCCGCAGGCGCAGTGAACCAACAAGAAGGGCATCGCGTTCGCGGAGGAACGCGTAGGACGTCAACGCGAAGAAGAGCTCAGGGAACACCACCTCCCTGGAACCGTCCGCTAGCTCAAGGACGAAGTAAGCCTCCGTCCTCAGCTCTTCACCGTCAGAACCCTCAATTCTGACGGGACGCGTTGATGATCTGACTCCCCCACCAAGGAGCCTTGCCCCGTTGCCAAAGTGCGAGAGGAGCAAGTTGACGGCGTGGTTCCGTTCAGGCGAAGCGAGGTCTGGTCTCCACCGGCCCCGCAAGAACTTCCCCACACAGCCAATCTCCCCCCCAAAAGAGCACTCGAGCGACCGGACCCACCTGGTCCGGCGACGAAGCCTGGAAGCCGTGGCTTCCTCGAGGGCCATTCCAGCGTGGGCCCCCGAAAGTCCTAAGCCGGAGGTTAGATCACCTCCTCCGGCCATACCACATGGTGCCGCAGCGGACACCACGTGTTCCCCATGGGACCGGACAACGTCCCAGGGCCACCAGAGCCAGCCGGTGAGCACCGCAGTGACCTGCAGCGCCGTGAGCACGACCGACTGTGCCCAGCACCTCATGACAGCCGCCACGTGGGGTGCCAACCACGCGACGAGAGCAAACCAAAGAGCGAGAAGCAAAGCCCAGACAACAAACAGCCAAGGCAAAAACTCCATGGTAGCTGTGGGAAAACTTGG